TTCATCTGGCTGCTTATTCTGCAGCAGATTGTCCAAAGTGCGGTCCATAAGGTCTTGCGACCAGAAACCACGAGAGCCAGCAACTATTAAACGAAACATATTTACCTCCCTATACTTCATGAACATCATTGAACTCGGGGTTCAACATGTGTGCTTTAAGTGAGTAGTAGTCGGACTCAGTCCAACCTTTTTCATCGCCACCAAGACGCTTCCATTCTTTGCGAACAAATGCGGGTTCATCCAAACTTTCCCAAGGCGGAACGTTTTCAGGCACAGCGTGGTCAACATACCGTGCCTTCAAATCAAGCTTGTGGATGTAATGAGCAACGTGAAGGAGTGCTGCACCGACCAAATACATAAAGACGGACAGTGCGATAAAGAACGGGTCCATTCCAGAATGGAACAAAGTCGTAATCGCAACTACCAAAGATGCGATACCTATTGCGTAATAAAAATATTTCATGATGAGCTCCTTTCATGAGCGTTAAACACATATCAGTTGCCAAAAGCCTAATGGCCGTAGGCCATAGGCGTGAACCGTGGTCCGTGGTCCACGATTTGTGTTCCACTGTGTTCCACTGTGTTCCAGCTGTGTTCCAGATATGAATCAGGGTTAAGTGTTTGATGTGTATAGATAAAGTGGATGTGTTCCACTGTGTTCCAGTTTTAGGGGGGGTCTTTTGATGTTGGAAAAACAAAATCAATAAACCGTTTTCTAAAACTAAACCGTGAGTTGGTGGAACACATGGAACACAAGGTCCGTTAACCGTGGTTTGTTGTTCGTGGTCAAGGGGTTAGGTGTGTTCCAGATTGTGTTCCATGTGTGTTCCATAAACGGTGTATTCGTGGAACACAGGCCGTCGACCGGGGACGGAGGACTGTGGACAGAGGACCGTTGAGAACGAACCGAGAACAGTTATTCGTGGTCATTTGACCGTGGTTCAATGCCCGCAAGCATGACACCCGCAAGCACGACACGTCATTAAAGGGACAACGCCCGCAGGTAGAAGAACCTACGGGCGCTAGTCTCTAAGCGTTATGCACGTCGCTTGCGCATTGTTGGCAGGTTAACGCCGAACGCGGTCAGCACCATCGATGCGAGAGCCAGCGGCCAGCAAATAATAATCACGAGCGGCAGGCGGCTGTCGATGGTGCGACCGGGCATCTTCTTGGGGAAGAAGACAGCAGCTGCGTATACAAAGAATCCATATGCAAGATATTCGACCATGGTTTTAACTCCTTTAACTAACCATTAATTACATATACCGATGCCACGGGGAGCCAAAGCGTAGCGACGCGACCCTTATCTCGATATGGGACCCACACACAGTTTTGTAAACAAGGTTCCATAGAGTAAAACCGGGGGACGGGGGCCACTTGCACGGATGGGGAGGGGGATTTGTGAGCGGTTCGTAAATATATTTTCAAATTTTTTTTCTGGAAAAATTTTCTAGATTGTTTTTCCTTATTCATGTAGCTCTACAAGCTATGCCTGGAAAGACAAAAGTATGTTTGTACTGCGGCGAAGCAAAGCCGCTTTCGGATTTTGGCCCCATTGCCAAAGCCCAAAACGACACTGATGGAACAGGCAAAGTGAATCGCTGTAACTCATGCGTCACTAACAGACGTATGTATAAGAACTCGCAAGACCCTGTGTACTTTCTAAGAGACCTGTATAGCAAACATAAATCGGCCACAGTTAAAAAAGCTAAGCACGAGTGGACCATCACAGTAGAAGATGTGATTGCTTGTTGGGATTTTCAGAAAGGACGGTGTGCGCTGAGCGGTGTATACATGACCCACCACCACGATCGCGGCGAACGCAAAGAATTTAACGCTAGTATCGATCGTATCCGTAGCACCGAGGGTTATACGATTGACAACATCCAACTGGTCTGTGCCCGCGTAAATATAATAAAGAACAATCTGGATGAAGCCTCCCTCTACTGGTGGGTCAAAAATATTTATGATTTCTCTTGTGACTAACTATTAGTTAGACTAATAATTGTGATATGACAGTTGCCACCCAAGTTGTTGCCCTGGACGGCCTAGACGATGCAATCATCGGTACATGTAACCAGCTGGGCGGCGGCGAGGTTGTAGCGTACGACTACAGGAAGGTAGTCGCGCTGTTTGAATCCATGGACTGGAATGAAGACGAGTTTGAAGAATGGTGGGAAGTGATGTCTGAAAACATCCCCCCTGACTCTTACCCAGTGTTTGTAAATCTAGATGATTCGGTCCGATATGAAATCGCAGCCCAAAGAAACGGATGTCACTGAGCTAGACCCACACGTCGAGTTTCAGTCACACCTAAGATATGCCGGTCTAAACTTAAACGAACTTACGACTCAACAGGAGACGTACGTACTCGCGCGCGTAGGTGGCATGAACATCGTAGCGTCCGCGCGTGCCGCCGGTTACTCAGAGCGCTCAGCTTATGACATCGAGAAACGCCCCGCTGTGGCGAAAGCTATTGATTACTTTCGTGAACAGAATCGTGAGGAAGTACGGTTTGAACTGGCCGACGCGCATTGGATGTATCTAAAAGCATACAACTCCAGCGCCAACGCAACAGAGATGAAGAACACCACCGACTCTCTTGTGAAACTGCACGGCCTGTCCAAAGAAGAAACAAAACCACTGGTGAACATACAGATCAACGGATCTAAGCAGCTCGAACGTATGACCGATGAAGAGCTGCTCGAGATCGCCGGTAAAACGATAGACCACTTAGAACCGAAAGCTGATTAGCCATGTCTCGTCTTGCTCATTTAAAAACTTTAGCTAACCAGGCAAAAATCGGGACAGCCGAAAGAATAGTTGGACCCACGTTCGCCCCCTTGTTAGCCAAGTTTTGGGGGGCTGATACAAAAACAATGACAGAAGATACATTTAATCAGGCTGGCAGAGACGCAATAAAGAATGCAGCAGAAGACACAATACTACAGGATAAAGATGCAATTCGTTACGATCAGTACGGTGCAAAACTAGTAGAGAGTAAGTACCGCGCTAACGAAGCCGGTGTGCAGCTGCCTTATTTAGAAGAAATCGGTAAGATGCTACAGACATTTACCCCCGAAAAGGCGGCGGCTTATTCGATTGGGTCAACCAGCGCGTCCAATATTTTTGTTGATGACGACAACAACCTGATACTCAAAGATCGGATCGACTACCCAGAGCTGAATAAAACAAAAGGGTTTAAACGAGACGATTCTATCTTCATGAAGATACACAGATTGTTCGAACCCGACGGGGTGTTCGGTGTATCAGATCAGAACACAAGAGATGTTCGTTTAAATCTTGGCCCCACAAGCAAAAGCGTAGCTCAGAAACTTCGTGATAGAGGTCAAGTAGATAACATACTAAAACCAAAGCCCCGGCCACGCCGTATTGGTGATCCACCTCTACCGCGTCCAGATTACAAACCCGCTCCTATGATCAGTGAAAGATTGCTAGGAACTCTATGACTGAGGTAGTTCAAATTGAGTGCAGACGTTGCCATAAGAATCAGCCGGAGACACTTTACTCTGGAGACGACGGGTACTGTGCGTATTGTGTGGCTGACATGCAGGATGCCATGCCTGACCCAGACCAACCTACGCCCCAAGAAGTTGAACAACGGACCACGGCCGAAGAACTAGCGAAACAGGAGCTTGCATCACGGTTCTTGACTCGTCGTCGGTTGTTGCCGTTTATCGAACGAAACAATCCTGACTACATGGCGGGATGGGTACATAAAGACATATGCCAACGACTCGAGAAGTTTAGTGAGGCTGTAGTAAATAAAGAGAGCCCGCGGCTCATCCTGCAGATGCCCCCTCGACTTGGGAAGTCGACCATAGCCAGTGTAGGTTTCCCTGCTTGGCATATAGGCCGTAACCCACAACATGAGTTTATTAGCTGTTCATACTCTGGAGCGTTGGCTATGACCTTCAGCCGTAAAGTACGGCAGACGCTTCGTGAACCGTCGTTCAAGACTACATTCAAAACACGCCTGGACCCTGACTCGCAGTCAGCGGAAGCCTGGCTAACGTCTGCTGGTGGTGGCTATGTCGCCGCCGGTGTTGGTGGTGGTATCACCGGTAAAGGTGCACATGTATTAGTGATTGATGACCCTGTTAAAAACCGCGAGGACGCAGAGTCACAAAATAACCGTGAGAGCACATGGGACTGGTACACCTCCACCGCGTATACGCGTCTTGCCCCTGGCGGAGGGATTCTTGTAATCATGACCCGCTGGCACGACGACGATTTGGTCGGCCGCCTTTTGAAGAATATGTCGGAGGGTGGTGACGAGTGGGAAGTTGTTAAGTACCCCGCTATCGCGGAGGAAGACGAAGAGTTCCGCGAGGCCGGAGAAGCACTTCACCCAGAGCGATATGACGTAGAAGCACTAGAGCGTATACAACGAGCCGTGGGCCCAAGAGATTGGTCCGCGTTGTATCAGCAGAATCCAGTTGCAGATGACGGCGATTACTTTACAAGGGACATGATCCAGTACTACGACAGAGAAGATATCGACCAGGATAGGTTGCGTTATTACTGTGCGTGGGACTTAGCTATAGGTAAAAGAGATAGAAATGACTACTCAGTTGGTATGGTGGTTGGTATTGACGAGTTCGATAATTTATTCGTTGTCGATGTCATCCGCGGTCGGTTCGACGGTTTTGAGCTTGTCGAACGGATTTTAGACTGTTATGAATTATGGAGGCCCTCGATTATTGGAATCGAAAAGGGTCACATCGAGATGGCGCTTGGCCCGTTCCTAGAAAAGCGAACGCGCGAGCGAGGTCTCAATGAGGCTTACTTCAAGGATTTGAAAGTTGGCCGCCGCGATAAAGAAGCTCGTGCTCGAGCTATTCAAGGTCGTATGCAGCAGGGAATGGTGTTCTTGCCGCGTAACGAAGTTTTTACCGGCCCGTTGGTGGCAGAACTTTTGCGCTTCCCGAACGGTGTCCACGATGACCAAGTTGATGCGTTGGCATGGATTGGATTGATGATGACGGAGTTTTCTACATTCCACGAACGTATTGTTGAGCCGCCAAGCTGGAGAGACAGACTCCGCTATCTTGGTAAAGAAGTGAAGATCAAATCAGCGATGAGTGCGTGACATGACAACACATACTAAGAAGCCCAGATTATCCCCCGGTGAAGAAGACAAGGTAGCCCACGATCAGTGGGATCGATACACACGAGCCCGTGACCATGGTCACATTGACTACATTGATATGGCCAAGAAGTGTGATGCGTTTTACCAGGGCGAGCAATGGGACCATATGGACATTGCCAACCTAGACGCTGAAGGTCGTCCCGCCCTAACAATTAATACGGTTTTACCTACTGTAAATACAGTACTTGGTGAGCAGTCCAACCGACGAGCAGATATAAAGTTCAAACCCCGTCGCGGTGGGTCGGAAGAAGTTGCACACACGCTTACAAAGTTGTACATGCAGATTGCGGATAACAACAAACTAGACTGGATTGAGCAGCAGGTATTTGCTGACGGCCTGATTATGGATGGCCGTGGTTATTTTGACGTACGAATGGACTTCAGCGACCACGTTGAAGGCGAAGTACGAATCAAATCCCTTGATCCATTGGACGTTGTTATCGACCCTGACGCCAAGGACTACGACCCCAAGACGTGGAATGAGTTCTTCTACACTCGCTGGATGACGCTCGATGATATCGAGGAGATGTACGGACAAGACCAAGCCGACCGCCTTCGCTTTATTGCGGAGAACGGTAACAGCTTCGGTCGAGACTCTGTCGAATACAGCGAAACACGTTACGGCGACCTTGATGAGTCTGATGATTATCTTGGCACAGCCATCCCTGGCGAAGATGAATATCGTACTGTCAAATCCTTACGTGTTATTGAGCGTCAACATCGTAAAATCACTCGCGTCAAATGTTATGTAGACCCGAATACGGGTGACCAGCGCGACGTTCCAGAGTCTTGGTCTGACCGCAAGATGAAAAAGTTTGCGAAAGATTACGGCCTGAACGTTATTTCAAAGACAAAAAAGAAAGTTCGATGGACGGTTACCTGCGATAAGATCGTATTACACGATGATTTTTCACCGTACAACGACTTTACTATTGTCCCGTTCTTTGCTTACTTCCGGCGCGGTCGTCCATTTGGCATGGTGAGGAACCTCCTCTCACCACAGGAACAGCTGAATAAAATCGCTAGTCAAGAACTGCATATCGTCAACACCACCGCTAATAGTGGCTGGGTTGTCGAATCTGGGTCCCTAACCAATATGCAGGCCGAAGATTTGGAAGAACACGGGGCAGAGACCGGTCTGGTACTGGAGTATAATCGTGGATCTTCACCTCCCTCCAAGATCCAACCCAACCAGATCCCGACCGGTCTCGACCGTATCAGTCAGAAAGCTGCTGCAAATATTAAATCGATTAGCGGTATTAATGATTCGATGCTCGGTACAGACGGAGCTGAGGTCTCAGGTATAGCAATTCAGGCTAAACAGAATCGTGGCGTGATCATGATTCAAGTTCCGCTCGACAATCTGCGAAAAACCCGTCAGTACCTCGCTGAGAAAATCCTAAATCTTGTGCAAACGTTTTACACCGAACAGAGAATTATTAGGATTACTAATGAAGAAGACCCAATGGAGTCTCGTGAAGAGATGATCATTAACCAAATGACCCCCAGCGGTGACATCGTTAATGATTTAACTATTGGTGAGTACGATGTAGTTATCGGAACCATGCCCGCCAGGGACTCATTTGATGAAGTGCAGTTCGCAGAAGCGCTAGCGCTACGCCAAGCAGGTGTAGCAGTGCCGGATGATGCAATTGTGCAGTACTCACATCTTGCCAAAAAAGCAGAACTAGCTGCGAGATTGCGGCAAGACCCATCTGAAGAGCAGATGCAGATCATGCAGATGCAGCAACAGCTCGCAATGCAGGAAGCACAGCTTCAAGTTGCCAAACTCGAGGCAGAAGTTAGGAAACTTCAGTCCGACGCGGCCGTAAATATTGCAAAAACACAAGATATGACTGATATCCAGCCGCAATTGAAAGTCGCAGAACTACAGCAAGAGCTGCAAATGGCGCAAGAGAACCTGCAATTGCGGCGTGAACTCGCTGATTTAACAAACACCACCCGACAATCGCAGGCACAAACATCAGCAGCGGCAAAATTGGCCACCACTGCTATGCATACAGCATCTAAAACTGGCCAAAACACGCAAAACTAGGAGTGCGTAATGAGTGAAAACATGGAAAACCAGGAAGCGACTGAGGAAAAGCCGCTTTCGTTTGAAGTTATGCCGGGCGCAGAACCTCTCGAGGCCCCAGAAAACATAAGTTTGAGCTTTGATGACCCCGAACCGGAGCCAGAAAAGGCTGAAGAAACCGAAGAAACTGCGGCTAAAGAGGAAGAAACCGAAGAAACGGAGAAAACCGAGGAGACTGTAGCCGAATCGGGAGATGAAGATGACGATACCGAGCCTGATGAGGGCGATACTGAAGAAGAGCCGGTAACTGACGAAGAGCCCGAGGAAGAACTGCCGCTCGCAGCTGAAACAACAGAACCAGAAACAAAAAGTCCTATGGTTCCTAAGTCCCGCCTTGATGAAGTACTAGCAAAGCAGAAAGCGCTACAAAAGCAGGTAGAAGAAATGAGGGCAGCAGCCGAAAAACCGGTAGAAGCACCGGCAGAATATGATTTCGACCAGGCAGAGTCTCTATACATGGAAGCCGTGCTCGACGGTGAGACTGATAAAGCTAAAAAAATTCGCTCAGAAATAAGAGAAGCCGAAAAAAACAACTTAGCGTGGGAGTTGGAGCAGAAGATGGGCCAAACAGTCCAGCAATCAGCTCAAGCTACCGCTCTTCAACAAGCCGCAACCGATATGGAGGCAGCTTACCCAGTATTTGACCAGAACTCTGATCAATTTAATGAAGAATACACAAACGAAGTCGTCGAACTTCGTGATGCGTTTATCATTAAAGGTTATGACGCCGTCGACGCTCTTAGCAGAGCAGTTAAGTACGTCGTTAAGGACCGCGACCTCGATACTGCAGGAGAAGCTGAACAACCGGCCCTAGCTGCAGCAAGTTCAGAACAGACAGCCAAGAAAAAAGCCTCAGTCGCCAAGAAACTTAAAGCGGCAGAAGCCCAACCACCAGAGCTAGAGGGTGAAGGTTCGTCTTCTCGCGGTGAGAACGTTGTTGATTTCGGTGGTTTGTCTGAGGATGAGTTTGATGCTCTTCCTGAAGCTACCCTTCGCAGGCTGAGAGGAGACATCGTCTGATTGTTATTGCTTGCGGTGATATATTAGTTTAACTAATATAATACTACTTTCGCTTACCTGTGCGATATCAGGTCGTGATCGATCACGATAAACATCGTATTCGCCCGTCGGGGCGTTAAACACGCCGAGCTCGTAACTCGCTAAACGCACGTCACACGTTCCTCACGATACGAGGTACACGGGCATGTCTGCCCATCAATAAGACGGTCGATGATTGGGATGACCTCAATCATTTAGTGAAACATATCTTTTATGGAGCTTAAAATGGCTACTACAAACTACGGCACGCTTACGGGCGACCAGTTACAGGTATGGTCACGCGACTTCTGGCGTGTGGCCCGCAATATGTCCTTCATCAACCAGTTCGCTGGCGCAGGACAAAATGCAATGGTGCAGCGCGTAACAGAGCTGACCAAATCAAACAAAGGCACAAAAGCAAATATCACATTGCTTGCAGATATGACTGGCGACGGTATTACCGGCGACAACACTCTGGAAGGTAATGAAGAAGCACTGCGTGCCTTCGACATCACAATCGAGCTGGACCAACTCCGCTTCGCTAACCGCGTAGCCGGACGTATGGCCGACCAGAAAACGGTTGTGAACTTCCGTGAGCAATCACGTGACGCTTTGGCATATGCCATGGCTGACCGTATGGACCAACTTGCGTTCCTCACGCTTGCTGGTGTTGCTTACACAAACAAAAACAACGGTGCGCTCCGTACAACCTCTTCTTCAGCTGGCCACGAGCTGGTTGATTTGGTGTTTGCTTCTGACGTATCTGCTCCTACAAGCGCACGTCACGTGCGTTGGGATGCAACGAATAACCTTGTGACTTCAAGTGTTGCAACGACTCAGGTCGCTGCCACCGATACGATCACATATCGTTGTATTGTTGAGCTCAAAGCCTTTGCCAAAGACAACTACATTCGTGGTATCCGCGGCGCAGGTAACGACGAGATGTTCCATCTCTTCGTAACTCCACAGCAAATGGCTGACCTGAAACTCGACTCCGACTTCCTGGCTAACGTCAGAAACGCCGGTGTTCGCGGCCCAGGCAACGGTCTGTTTGCTGGATCGTCCAGCCTGATGGTTGACGGCGTGATGGTTCATGAGTTCCGCCACGTGTTCAACACATCCGGTGCAACAGCTGGTACTTCCAGTAACGCTGGTGCTGCTGGTTACAAATGGGGTGCAAACGCTGATGTAAACGGCGCACGTGCTCTGTTCTGCGGCGCACAGGCTCTTGCAATGGCCGATATCGGTCTGCCTGAGATCGTCGAAGACACCTTCGATTACGAAAACCAAGCCGGTATTTCTGTCGGCAAAATCTTTGGTCTTCGTAAGCCGAAGTACAACTCTGATATTTCTGGCTCCGTCCAGGACTTCGGCGTTATCTGTCTCGATACCGCTCAATAGGTATAAGTCCCCCCTCTTCGGAGGGGGGCATCTTCTTCATAGAAAGGAAATCAAATGAAGGTCCTATCCGATAAAGAAATAAGAGTTACCACCACCTGGGGTGGTGTATTTGTACTGTTCCCTGGCGAACCCCAAGAGCTGGCAGAAGAAGCTGCAATCTTGGCGATGTCGATGGGGGCAAAACAAGTTGATGGCACTACCGTCGAACCGAGTATCGAAGAAGAAAGCGAAGAATCTGATGACGTTTCGTTTGACGAGCTAGTGGACCAGTTAGTTGTTCTTATGGACGAGGGTAACCCAAGTAATTTTAAAAACGACAATACGCCCAAAGCTGCTGTAGTGAATAAGTTAGCGGGTAAAACATTGTCATCAGAGCAACGCGACGCAGCTTGGGAAGAAGCGTTACGTAGATAGAGGTAGCAATGGCTGTAGCGGTTAATGACGTTATAAACAAAGTTCAAGAGACTCTGCAGGACACTGCCGGTATCCGCTGGAATGAAACAAATGAGCTCATCCAATGGCTGAATGACGCTCAACGTGAAATAGCCCTACTCAAGCCAGATGCTACATCCGAAAATACTACCGTAACGCTGGCTACCGGCACTAAGCAGTCAATACCTTCAGACGGAAATCGCCTACTTCGAGTGATGCGTAACATGTCGGCTGCCTCTCTTGGTAATGGCGGGCGGGCAATACGTCTTGTAGCAAGAGATGTTCTAGACACCCAGACACCTACATGGCATGACCCAGCTGTTACAGGAGACGCTGCTCACACAAACGTAGTTAAAAACTATATTTACGACGAGCAAGACCCTAAGAACTACTACGTATTCCCCGGCGTTTCTGGTAGCACCTACATAGAAATTGTCTACTCCAAGAACCCAGCGACTGTCTCAGCAGGCAACAACCTTAGCGTTGATGACATGTATGCCAACGCCGTCCAAAACTACATCTTATATATGGCGTTCATGAAAGAGTCCGAGGCCGCTGGTAACGCGCAGAGAGCCTCGTCTCACTACAACCTGTTTACCGCCGCGATTACGGGTAAGGCGCAGATCGACACGATCACTACCCCTAATATCGAACGTAGAGGAGACGGCTAATGGCTATCAGATACGACACTATTTTGCCTGACATCCTATCGATGGTTCCCGCATGCCCCGAAGTAATCGCTGAACGCTCAATTCGATCCGCAGTCATAGAGCTATGCGAGAAGTCAGAAGCTTATCAGGTGCAGCTTGACCCTATTACTGTGGTTTCAGGTATCTATGAGTACGACTTGGAGCCACCCACCGGAACGATCGTGCATCGAATAGTTTGGATGACACATGAAGGTAAACCCCTTGAGCCTGTATCCAGCGGATTGTTGGAGCAACGTAAAGAGAACTGGCGTAAAGATACCGGCACTCCCGAGTATTTTATAAAGCAGAACCTTACGACCGTAAATCTTGTACCCGTTCCGAGCGAAACCATTTCACAAGGTGTGGAAATACGAGTTGCTTTGAAACCGACACAAACTTCAAACGCCTGCGACGACGGTGTTATGACCGACTACAGAGACACGATCGTTAATGGTGCCCTGTTTAGGCTGACACGTATGCCCTCTCAGGACTGGACAGATTTTGCAGCAGCCCAAATCTACAACGGGCTGTTTAACGAAGGACTGATTTATGCCGAAAGACGCGGCCGTCAGGCGGATAACCCAGTCGTTGCAAAGGTTAGATATGGAGGACTACATGGCGGACGTAAAACTCGTAAGTACGCAGGTAGAAAATCCTTTATCTGATCCGGTTATTGCGGATATTCGTGACGAATGGGACTGGGTCCTGGAAGGATTACAGGATCTCAAAGAACGTATTCCATCTCTGACATGGCGGCCAGAGGACGTATATGCAGAGTGTCGTTATGGGAACGCCGTTCTGCATGTTGCAAAAGACGGGTTCGTTATAACAACCGTTATAACAGACCCATATACGAAGGAACGCACGCTACATTTTTGGATTGCCTGGGCACGTGATCTCGGCGGCAACTGTGTAATTAAGTATTTGCCGTTTTTCGAAAATGTGGCACAACAGTTAGAGTGTAAGTTTCTGGAGACCTGGACCCCTGTAGATGAATTGGAGTCGTACTTTTTACAACAAGGTTGGTCGTTAGATACTAGAATTTTTACGAGGTTGGTATGAGTAAGGGACCCAAACAACAAGACTACAAACCGAGCGAGTCGGACCAAGTCAACGCGTCGGTAGCAGTAGCCCGCAAGAACAGGTTCGACAGTTTATACGGTGACCTGCTTTTGCAAATGAGAGATGAATCCGCTGCAGACGATGTTACAAAAGTAGCTCGTAGCCGCGCTAGTGCCGATGTTGCACAAGCAGTCTCAACACCAGATCTGGGTTTGGTTAATGACGTAGATAGAACTGGAACAGTTACGGCGGCTTACGAAGGGCAATTAGGCAGCGCAACCGCTAAGGCAAACGAAATTACGAACAAACGTCAGTCTGGTGTGTTGGCAGTAGCAAATAAGCAAGAATCAGATACCACTAGAGGTATGGGTTTGGTCGCTAGGCTGGATACATCTGAAGCTTTACAAAGAGCTAAGGCTGACACGTTAGTTCAAACAGCTAAAACAAGCGCTCTTGGTCAAATAGGCACCGCCGCTACTCTATACGGTTTGGATAAAGCCGACATGTTACCAACGTAGGAGATAAATTATGATATCGAACCTGATGAGCTCCATCTCCGCAAGACAAATTGCAGCAGGCTATGCTAGTTCACTACCTACAGTATCTGACCCTGACAAAGTTATGGCGCAGATGACGAGACAGGACTATTTACAAGGCCGACAAAATTTTGATCAGTTCGAACAAGATCTAGTAGATCAAGCCCAAACCGACACAAGCCTTATTGATCAGGCACGTGAAGACTCACGTTTAGCTCAGGATACCGCCGCTGGAATAGCAGAACGTAACCGGCAGCGATATGGGACTGAGTTAACAGCAGCGCAACAGCAGCAGCGAAATTTATCGACTCAACGCGGCGCAACATTAAGCTCCATAAATTCTGTAAACAATGCACGTTTAACCCAGGGGGACCAGAACCGAGCGTTGCTGGGGGACTTAATTAACATAGGCCAAGGCCTACGCCGTTCCTCTATGGAAGGTCTTGGTACATCCGCTGCCAACGCAACACAGTTAAAAAACGCTTACACACAAGCTAAAGCTTCTAATAAAGCGGCTAACTATCAAGCTGTCGGAAGTCTCGCGTCCACCGCAATTTTAGCAATGGCGTTTGGGGTCTAGGAGAAAAACATGTCTGTACTTACTGGAGTTAATGATGCGCTGAATACGGCAATACGTTTTAGCACCATGCGGAGCCAAGCCGACTATAGAGATGCTCTAACTGCTAAGGCTGAAACAGACGTTAAAACGGACGTGGCGAATCAATCTTATAATAATATGCGCGTCACAAACTTGATAGACGATGTCGGTGAATTGAACAAACCGGCAGTTATGCGTGTCTTGGGGGGCGAAGGAAGCCCGCAGGAAAACCTTGCTGTTGGCTCTTTGTTTAACAACTTAAGCCCCGAGCAATTAAAAAACACGGAAATTGGTCTTTCTTACGACCCTAAAACAAAAACTGTAAGCGCGCCCACCCTTACGTTAGATACTGAAACGGGCGCCAAAACTCCAGGCGCTATTACTGAAGACGGTTCTAGTGATCCAAATTCTAAAGTCGTCCAGCTGTCGGTAGAAGATGCTTACGCCAACTTAGAAGGTCTTTACACTTCTAACGTTTTATCCCGCCAAGACACAATAGATGTAGATGTTTTATCCCGACAAAACACTCTGTTCAGACCAGAAATTGCTAGGAGCCAGGCGAATCTCCTAGAGTCCCTAGAACAGTTCCCAGAAGTACAGCGCGGAGTTCTTACCGAGTTGTCACGTTTAGAGCGCGACGAAGATAAACTAGAGTTTACTGTGGCGTTTGAACTGGACTATCTGAAGCGAGATCCGCAAGGCGTGCTATTAGGTATTGCTGACAACTATGACGAAACCTCGTTGGCAAAAACTTACGAGATGGTGCGGGACGAGGGCATCCAAGACCCTCGTCAAGTCTCTAGGTTACCGATTGCCAAACAAATACAGGTATTTGCCGCTAGTGTTGCTTCGATGCCCGAGGGCGAAGCAAGGAATAAAGCTGCAGCAAGGTATGGAGATTTGATTCAACGCGGGATACTTGGAGATCAAGATATTGCAAACGCAGGAGACCGTCTGACTAATCAACGTGAACTTAAGAAAACCGTCGTGGAGGGACTTCGAGATTTTGGTAAAAACTCGCAGGCCGTCACTACTGCCATCTTGGAAAACGCTTCGAGTATCCGAGAAAATCTAAAGTTTAATGTGGCCCAAGACGATAAAGAGGGCATATTTTTCGATGATGATAATATCGAAGCGAAAAAATCACTGACGCCCGTAACAGCAGACCCTAAAGTTATTACGGCCATGCAGACGCTTCTAACTGATTTAGAAATAGCGAGAGAAAGCGGTAACCCAGCTCTTCAGAGAAAAGCACTCACCAACCTTCAAGACGGGGTGGCGAGAACACTTTCCGCGCTTGGTAACCAAGTGACAGACAAAAGCCTTTCTCCTTTACCTAGTTTTATAAGCGCTCTTCCAAGCCCAACTTCTATCCAAGGTGTAAAAAACTGGTGGAACAACCGTGAGCCGGGGCAGCTATCTATTGGCCCTATGGGCGGCAGAATGCGAATTTCAGAAAATGGCAACGAGTACGGGATTGCCTCGGTAAAGGGTAATTCAGATATTGCTAAAAACCCTGTACCAGCAGCCCTTGTCGCCGCCATATTTGGCCCAGAACTCGAACAAGCATTGAGAGCCGAACTCTTGAATTCGGGTGCTACGTTCTAATATGGCGCAAGATACGCAAAATAAGCCCCTGCTGGGCAACGAAGCACGTATGTTTTTGAAGGGTGTTGGGCGACAGCTTGTACCTGGTCTTGAGACAACACAGTTTACTGAAGATGATTATTCGCAAGACTATTTGGATGCTTTGTCTATAGTTGCCGACCACTACTATGGCGCGGATGGCGCAAAAAATAGAGAGGCTTTTCTAGAAAAAAACCTCGCAGACAGAGCTAAAAATTTTCCTGATGTACCACCCGATGATTTAGAAAAAGAACTCTCAACACGAGAGGCGCGCTATAGAAAAAAGTTCGAAGGGAAAGGCGTTGACTATAATATGGTCAACACCTTGTTTGGCGAAGGCTCTATTTTTAAGAGCGGCTACAAAATTGATAGCCCTGCAGATGAGATCAAAACCACACTAGGTGAGTTCAGCCTCGAACGCGACGGCGACACATGGGTAATAAATGACAGATACGATTTCTCTGACACCTCTTCTCTTGGTCAAGCTATATCAGACTCTAAAGAAGGTGAAGGCCTCATGGGTAAGGCTTATCCTTTAGCTAGATGGATAGGCGGGAAAGTTTTACAAGAGAATCCTGATGGTTCGTCCCCAGAAGATTCTCCAGTTGTTACTATTCGAGTACCGGCTGCCCCCCTTCAAGTTGAAACACCTGTCCCAATGCCCCGGCCTGATTTTAGGTCAGAGCCAGAACCAGAACCAGAACCAGAAGGTACAGTACTCGTTGGCAAACCAACGCCGTCTGAAGAGCCTAAACTAGAAGACAAATCAGAACCTATAGAAGATGCGACGCCTGTTGCCGCGCCCGCTGAGGTAGAACAGCGCGAGCTGCCCCCTATTCCTGAGCCAGAAGGCACAAAGCTTGTTGGCAGGCCAACTTCCGCCGCCGAGGCAGAGCTGCAAGACAAACCAGAACCAGAGCCAGAAATCCCGGAACCAAAAGCTGCAGAGGTGGAACGTCCTGAGATTGAGCCTGAAAATATTAGCGTAGCTAAACCTAAGCTGTCGTTAAAACCAATGGGCGAGCTCAGTTTTTCAGAGGAAATTAAAAAAGCAGACATTCCAGCGATGGAAACCGTAGAGGTAGAGATCGATGACACTCCCGTTTTCGCCGCCAAGATACCCGGTGAAGGCACAATCATCTCGAAAGACAAACGCATTGTTAACGAAGTTGTTAAATCACAAGCTGACGATACATCTCTTTCAATTGCTCTAGGGTATAGCGATAAGAAACCAGCAGACTCTGATCGTGTGGTGCGTGTTTTTGACGATAAAAAACGTGTCATCAGCGAAGAAGCTACAAACAATGAGGGTACTGCAGCTGCAAAAATTGCTGCAGAACGTATTAAACCAGAGAACGGCAACGTTGACGTGGTTAGTACGGAACAAGGGCTTATTGAAAGGCGCCAAAGATTTCAGACGGGGCAGCCTTCTAATCCATATATTGGTGCTATGAGGGGTGCTGGAAAGCCAGTTACAACCTATCAAGACGCTTTTGGTAGCTTTACACCAAGCCAGATCAATCCCGCTGCTCCGCGTAACCTAAAAGAAGCCGCTAGCCGCGGTTTTTACTCTGGTACGGAGAGCACTATTGCAATGGGCAATTACTTTCTGGCCATTGGAAATGCTGTTCTTGGGGACGAAGAAGGGGTTGAAATGCGGATGGAGCGCGCCAGGCACGCCGAAGCACGATCCGCTATTCCATGGTCAAACATGGCAGGCTTTGAACAGTTTCTCGAGGAGCCTGATTTCGGCAAATTCTTAGAGATGAGCGCTGCTTATGTAGGAGTTATGGCGCCTAGTGCTGTGTCGAGTCTCGCCGCCGCGCTTGCCGGTGGTTTAGTAGGCGGGTATGCCGGTATGGCAGGTGCCGCTGGCGCTGTTGGGCTAGGTGCCGCTGGTGTTAAAGCAGGTGGCGGGGAGCTTTTAAAACGTAGTGTCAGAGAAATAATACAGCGCAAGCTTAAAGGCGAAGTTCTTGACGAAGCTGAAGAGGCTGTCTTACAGGCTGGGTATAGGGGCTTACGTCGGGGCGCGATTGTGGGTGCTTTCGGCAGCGAATTTCCGATGATGTCCGGTGCTGTCGCAGGTCAGTTTGAGAAAGCCGGTAAAGAGTTTGGGCGTACTGAAGCGCTTATTTCAGCTGGTGTTGGCGTACCTGCTGCCGCTGTAGG